AGTAGTGTGCTCCACTGAATACATTTTATTTTATCAATGACTTAAGATCAAAAAGTTTGCTGTCCCCTACCACCCACCCATTTTGCTGCTATTTTTGTGGTCTAATAGACCTTTTGGAAACCAATCTTAAAGGATGAAATTTAAATCCAATTATAGTGCCGAATCTATGTGGATAGCATCAAACTTATGGAAGCTTGACACCAAATTTAGATAGGAATGTTCTGGCAGCATCACTCAAACCTCCTCTTCCCCACTTCAACTGCTCAACATCCTTTAGGCTTTTTGTGATTAAAACAGTTTTTTGTGCCATCCACTTGTCTGCTGTCAGGGTTCCATATCGCTGTCTCAATGCCTTCTTCAGGTACTGGGCATCCATCATTCCATGCTTGACTCTGTATATCCCAATTGTCAGTGGGTAGAATTTGAAAGCCTCAAGAAACATCTCAGTTCCTGGGAAGAATGAAAGGTAAATTTCTGCTCCATTTGCCCAATGTATTCCATTGGATTCTGCAATAGGGTTAATGATTGTTGTCCGAATTAGTTCTTTCTGAGCTTCATCCTCTCCCTCACGGAAGTGTTCTAATGTCCAGCGAGCTAAATATCCTGAGATTCTGTGGATGGTAAGATCGTTGTTACCAATTGGGTTGTTCCTGTTTCCAGGAAAATGATTATTGACAATCTCCACCTGCCAGTCTCCAAACTTAGGAGTAGCTTTCCTCTCCGGCTTGCGAGAGAGAGCAGCTTTGGCTTTTGCGGCATTAAGGAAGAAGATCCTAACGGCTGTAAGATTGATCGACTCCCCATGACCAGCCATAAATGCCACAAACCCTGCATCTGGATCAAATCCATTTGCACCGGTTGATGCGACATCATAAAAAACCAAATCTCCCATCACAATTGTGAAGCAAACGATATAACAAAGTTATTTCAAGATAATTCTCAAAGTATTCAAGTGGAGTACACTACT